CCCGTATCTCCCCCCCCATTTCGTCTGCCCACGCATCGCTTAAAGCGCCTGACGCAGAGCCATCGGAGGCTCTTATGTTCGTAAGGGGAGCGCCTTGGTTAACAAGTGAGTCCACTCCAGCGGCAGTGCTGGCTATTAATGTCTGCGGGGTAGAGTCATCAGTAATCGTTGTCTGATCACCCTCATTCGTTCCTAGACTGCCAGCGCCAATGCCATAACTAGCATCGCCCTGAGTCCCTATATTTTGGGTCTGGCTAAGAGCATTGTCATCAGAAGCAACGGCAGTGCTGTTGTAGGGAATGTATCCCAAACGTGCATAAGCTTCCTGTGCGGTCTCACCGGGAAGAAAACCCATGCCTGCCGCTTGTGCAGCGCCAAACGCCTCGCCACCTCCGTTAAGCCCAACAATTCCTCCAGAAGCATATCGTCCTGCATAAGGGTTAGAAGGCGCTCCATATGCCCCTCGATTAGGTGCGGGGGAGGGCATCGGCATTCGTCCCTGTCTTTGGTTGCTTCTGTTAGCTACTCCAATGCTCTCATCTAAAACGTCCCGCCATTCCTGAGCGTAAGCATCATCTTCACCTAACTGTTTCTTTCTAAGGTTTTCCATATGTTCTTGTTGTTCTACCTGAGCCATTGTTCCAGCCCCAGTAGCTAGAGGTAATAGGGTTGATGGCTCCATCAACTTATTCCCCATAGCCTTGAAGCCCTCCTGACTGGTAAAGCCACCCATCCTATCGGCAGCACTCATCCCTGCGCGAGCTGAGGATAAGCCTGATTCAGCAATTCCAAGATTTTGCGAGGCGTTTAAATATCCTTGTTGTCCTGCTGATATAGGAGCGCGAGCCATACCTCCGATTGGATCACCCGCAACCCAAGCTCTGCCCAACGGAGTAGCCACAGGAGGACCAGCCATCGCAGCCCCCATAGTCTCAGCATTAGCCATTGGGTTAACGCCTTGTAAATACTCTCCTGCCTGAGCAAGCTCAGGAGTATACGCCGCTCCCTTCATGGCCTCAGTTACTCCAGCCTGAGCCGCATCTACAGCGCCCACTTCAGCTCCAAAGTTTGCCGCCTCAGCACCAGCACCTAGAACCTTGCCTAAGCCAAAGCCTGTTACGCCACTAATTAAACCTTTCTCGAAATCTCCTGTAGCTGCCCATGTAGCTAAACCAGAACCTAATGCACTAGCTCCTGCCATTCCAAGAGCTGTTCCACCAAACGCAGCCGTACCTAATGCACTACCAATCAGAGGCGCTAGGAAAGGCAGGAACGCTTCCGGCTGACCTGTCATTGGATTAATAGTTAATTCGCCAGTGGGAGACATAGAAGCAAGACCCTGAACCTCGTAGGGGTTCATGTGAACAAGCTGAGAATCTCCGTAACGTCCATGACCAGCCATTTGGTTGGCTTGTCTGGCTAGAGGTGCTTTGGGTGCTATGTTGTTCATGCTTATACCTAGCTGGTTTCTACGCCGAATAAATTAAAACTCATATCTCCAGAGGAGGCATAAATTTTAAGCACATCGGCCTGATTAAGGGTCATTCCAATGACTACGGTCAGTGTATCATTTGCTGCCACTGACTTGTCATAGAAAAGATATTGCTTGTCGCTTGCTACCGCTCCTGCAACATGAGCGCTCAGCCGAAAAGTTTGATCGCCTGCATTACGATTACAGACCACAAAAGAGCTTATCGTGGTTTGCGCCAGATCAGGAACCGTATACAAAGGTGTTACAGTCGTTGCTGCTGGAGCGCTCTGGCCTAATACTTTTATTACATCAGCCATTGCCTGCCCCCATTAATAAGAACTGGTATCGCTTTAAGGCTAAAGATTCTTCTTTGCCTACCTTCGTGGATATCTCTCTAACATCATCACCAACAGCAGAAAAAGAACGCTCTATAGATCGCCTGAGCGTAAGTTCGTTCTGAAAATCATAATTAGGATTCGCAGTAGGCAATACAACTAAATTTACTTTCTGAGCCATTAGCGCCTTCCGTCAGGTCTTATATCAAATCTAAGCTGGCCTAAAGTCCACCCATAGCCAGTACCAGTACTCTCAACTCTTATTATTGACTCTCTAGTTCTTGCTCTCACATAAGACTGATTAGTGGAAGTCGTTACCCTAGCAGTAGCCAATGTCGCTGCCGTGTTTAAAGGAAAGTCTTTTCCTTTTAGAGTGACATCCATTGCGGCGTTAGGAGTGGTTCCTCTGAACTCAAAATCAGGAATCATCCTATTCACAAACATGAACTGTTCGCCTTCTCCCATTTCCACACCACCAGACTCTATGTAGCCATTCATAGCAATACCGTCAGCGTCATGACCAAACTCATGATTGTATAAATAGTTTTCTTGTGAGGAGGTAATGGCTGATGCAGCAATAGGATAAGTCCTAGTGTTGGCGGGTATCCATGCGCCTCTGGTTAACGTCCCTATAGCCCAAGAGTCTTCCATGTAATTGTAAGAAACGTAATTAGTGCATTCTGTGTTGCCCGTACCTACAGGATAAAACCAATAGACTTCTGAAAAATCTACGCTTGTAGTGGCAAATACCTTGTACTCTTCAGAGGTATTTATATTACTAAAAACGTAGTCAAGAACAGTACAGGTCAAACGCTGGATTGAGCCGTTATAAAAGTAAAAGCCACCCCGATCCATGAAGAAAACCATATCGCCTGCATTGGTAGCGGCGTTAGGAGATATCATTGACAGTCCTTCGTTTACAACCTCAAATTGATAAGTAAACGGAGAGCCAGAGAAGCGCATAGAGTGAATGCTGTTATTGGTAAAGATTAGTATCTCTTGCCGAGTCTTGATAGCCGCTACAATATACGAGCCTGCCGTAAGGGTTACGCCACCAGAAGTGTTCGTAGAGGTAGGAGTCCAGTCAAAAGGGCTTTCTTGATCAGACCATCTGACTAACAGAGGATCAATAGTCGCTATGCCAATACCATTGCACCCAAAACAAATAGTATGACGATCTGTTTCTGACACCATGACTTGTAAGGCTAAAACAGGAGGGCTTACTGCTCCTACCTTGTCAGTAAGAGCCACTGCGCGAGTTCCAGTCCCTGCGCTTTCATCCCAGTAATAAATTCCCCCACCACGCACACAAAAAATCAGGTCATTACCAAATGTGTCTTGGCTCCAAAGCCTAAGCTGGTTGCCAGAAGTAATAGCTGTTGATCCGCCCCAAGCAGCCGAACCCCATGTTCCTGCTCCATATCCTGAAGAAGAAACGTAAGTGTTAAGCCCTGTATTGATTTGGTAAGCACCAACGACCGACCCTCCGCCATTTCCGACATCGCCAGCAGATGCCGTTACCGTAACCCCAGCCGTAGTTTTAGCTGTAATTGTGTAGGTGTTGGCATCGGCAACATTGAGAATTTGATATTCCTGATTCAGGACAGCCGCAGTGACGTTGCCGCCTAGCGAGACTGCTCCTGAAAAAGTAACAAAATCATCAGTAACTGCGCCGTGATTAGTGTCGGTTATGGTTAAAGTAGAATCACCATTAACAGCAGCAAAAGTAACCGCTCCAGCGAGAGTGGTTTCTCTTATCGGCGTAACATCATTGTAATTAGCGCCTTCATTAATATAAAACTTTAGATTGGTTCCAACGCCAAGATACTCGATAGAGGCTGATGCTACCCAGTCTAATAAGGAACGGCATATTCCCAAAAAATAATTGGTCGAATACTTCTGCCATCCTCCTATTTGTTCTGGCCTGCCTTTCCGAAAACGAATCTTATCAGCATCATACCAACCGCTTCCTGCGGTCAGCTCTGTGCCTTCTCGATTAATACCCGGCTTAAAGTCATATTTAACAAGCATCTTCTGTTATTACCCTTATCCGGTTAAGGAATGTTTAAACGTAAGTATTAGTGCTGATTTGGTCTGTAATTTCTAAGGCTCTCCCCTTTACCTGTCTTGCCCATTTTGACTCCAAAAACTCCGTTGCCGCTTCCTTGTGATTCCCTTGCTCCATATGGGCGATAGCATTCTTGAATGTGGCAAATCTAACCCTGCCTAAATTGAAATGCATGTTAATAATGCCGTCTTTACGAGCGCCTTCCTCCATATCAGTGAACCACGGGTATTCTTGACTCAATTCTTTAATGGTTCGCACAATATCGTTCTGAAGCATATAGTCGATTTCGTCGTCGCTAAGACCTATCCCTGTATGTCTTCTGCTGCCGGAAACATTTCTTCCACAGCC